GCTACTAAACACATAAACTAGTTCATAATGTCAGTGTTAAACATCGAAAAATTAAAAATTTTATGTCGTGACCACGATAACTATATTCAAACAAAAATTAAAACTATTGAACATGAAATCACAAAGAAGAGTAGATCTAAAAATTCTGTTAATCAAAATCCAAGTTATAAATCACTACCACCTTGGGAACAATGGAGATCAAAGAAGGATTATCAGTTGCTAAAAGTAATTAACCAATTGAAAATAAATTATGATGAGTTAATTAAAACAGCAATTTTAATTAATGAAAAGTTTGGAATAATAACATCAATTTTAAGGAATAATGTTTCAATGACCTCAAATTATAACAATGTTATTAGATCATTTCAATTTGATGATGAATTAAGTTCAATTATTGATATTTGTAATATGAATAGAGATGCTATTTTGTTGATCATTAAGTCTATTAATACTAAAAAACCAGTACCATGTTATGATGATCCATGTCAAAAAAGTGAAGCAGTTGATTTTTCATTTAATAAGAATTGTAAAAGGTACGAATTTGGAATGGTAAATTGGAAACAAGGTCAAAGAATACCAGATTCAGAATTTAGGTATATAGTTAATTGTGAAGTAAAATCTTCTTTACAAATGTTTCTTAGTGAACTATCGATAAATGATAACTCTACAAAAGAATTAACAAATAGGAAAAGGGAATCAATGTTGTATCAAAAACTATTAACTAAGGCATTAAATCAAACAAGAAGTGTTAATATTGCTAAGATGTGTTTTGCAAATTTCTTATTGTTCAAAAGTGTTCCTACTAATGATAATACTTTGCACCATTGTTTTAACGAAGAGAATCCATCAATGTATTATTTACAAAAATTACTTAATGATTATATTACATGGCCTTTTTTAGACACAACAACTGAAATGTATTATCCTAATGATTTAAAAATGTCATCCCAACTTCCAACATTAATTTATTCCGTATTAAATAGAGCGTTATCATATACATTTGGCACAATGACAGTTGGTTACTTTAATTTATCAATGGAAGTATTTTTAGAATGGGCAAAGGTATCATTTGATGATTTACATTTATTACAGAAGTCAAATATGAATAAAGTGACTAAGTTCTTAAATGAGAGAGTTTGTGCTTCGAAAATATTTACATATTCAGGAAATAACGTGACTGGAGTAAGGAATGTTCATTTAGAGAAAGAGTTTTGGTATAAAAATGAAAAAGAAGAACTTGAGAAAGTGTTGATGCAAACGAAGACTACCAGGCCCTATTTTAATTATGTTATTGAATTGAGAGGTAAAACATTTTCAAGGGATGAATTAATATTACATAAAATGGCTTTAGAAAACTGTACTAACAATACAACTTTCAAGAAAAGCTCACCTGCTTTGGAATATGAGCGATCTG